CTACGCTTCCTCACATACGAATTCTGGACCGCCGTTGTGGCTGATCATGCCGCGCTTCGCCTGTTCCCGGCGCTTGGCGTTTTCCTTGCGGGTGACCATCTCGACGTGATCCATTTCCGGTCGCACGCAAAGGCGGTTGCGGCAGGCGTGGTCGAGTTCTTTTTTCCCGGGGATATAGCCGTGCTCGTTGGTCCACATGGCGATGTGTACTGCGACGGTCTGGCCGTCGAGAGACATGCGGGGGTAGCCCTTGCCTCGACCGCTCTTCCCAGAATCAGGGCCGGTCCACTCCCAGCAGCCTGTTACCGGATCGATGCGGACCCGGGACATGATCTTTGCGCGGATGCGATCACGACGACTGCTCATCCTCGGCGCCTCCAGGCATCAAAGGCATTGCGCAGACCCTGCCAGCGGGCAGCTGCGGCCGCAACATCGTTCAGCTCGCTGCGCGAGCGGAGATTCAGGATCGAGCGGACCTTTGTCGCGGCGCGATCGTCAGTGAGGGGCTTCGCCAGGCCGTGGCACTCCTCGAGGAATTTCTTGAAGGCCGGCTCTGCGCATTTCATCGCGCATTCTGCGGCATAATCTTTCGGCTTCTGCTGGCGCTGCGGAGGTGCGTGGCGGCGCAGCTCGGAGACGAGGGTGCGATACCGGCCGGCGAGAGCGTCATAGGTCCCGAGCAGCCAAATTAGATCATAGGGCGCGTTCAGTACCATCTCGCTGTCGACGATCGGCGCGTCGGCGGCGATCGTCGCGATGAGGAAAGTGCCTTCGCTGCTGGCCGCAGTCAGGCAGAGCCGGCCGCCATCGGATTCAATGCCCCCGTCCGGGGTCGCGAGCGCGACCCGATTGCGGATCGCGTCCATGCGCTTCTGCTGCGGGGAGGGCTGCGGGTTGCTCATCAGCGTACCTCGTCGCGCAGCGGGCGATTGGCGACCTGGAGGAGTACGTCTGCATGGCAGGGTGCCCCTGGCCTGCACCAGCAGGCGAGATTTTTGCCACGCAGCTCGTGCACGTTCTCCGCTACAAATCGACGGGTGCGCCCGAGCGCCTCGATATCGGGGCCGGCGCCGACGCGCAGCAATCCTGCGAGCAGTGCTTTGTAGAGGTCGACGCAATGGGAGGCGTCGCCGTGCTTGCCAACAACGAACGGGTTTCCCCATCGGCCGGGGCGACCGACGTGCATGGCTTCGCGGCCGTTGATCGATTCGGAAAGCGCCCGCAGGTCGAAGCCCTTGCGGCGGGAAAGCTGGAGGCGAACAGGCGTCGTCATTCGGCGGTCTCGCTGTTTTGGATCTCCCTGATGATCTTAGCCTTGCGGAAGGCGCTGGCGGGAACGCCGCGGCGGGTGGCGGCGAGCTGGCGCGCGCTCCCGGCGTCGCTCGCGTCGAGATCGAGGGGCGCGATCTCCGGATCTTCGAAATGGATGCGGAATGGCAGGAGATCAGGCATCGAGCTTCTCCCCGCGAAAGCCGGCTGCTTCGTTGACGCACTCCACGATGAAGAGCGCGATCGCCAGGGTGAGATCATGGCCGTGCAGGGCGGCAACCGGCACGACGCTGGCGCGCTGGTGGCGCGTGGCTGCATCGAGGCCGACTGGAACGGCGAGTGGCTGGGGCATCAACGGCCCTCCTGTGAGAGCCGCTTGTCGAGTTCCGCCACGGCGCGCACTTTCAGCTCGCGGCTCGGGCGGTCGGAGAGCCCTTGCTGTTCCCAGCAAACGCAGAGGGCGATGACTTCGACGAGCTCGCCGGAGGGGGCTTTCGTCTCGTCGAAACGGGCGACTTCGAAACGGTCCATGGCTTCGCCCTCAGATCTTCGCGTCGGACGCGTACTGCCATTCCTTGCGGAAGGCCGTGGTTCCGGCCAGCGCGGCGGACATCAGGAATGCGATCGAGAGTGCGAGGATGGCGCAGGCGAGGAAGAAGCGATTGGGGATCGCTTCGCGCAGCGCCTTGTTGTGTCCGGTGAAATGCTCAGTCATGGCCAGAGGCTCCAGAGCAGGATCAGATGAGGGGGGAGAGAGTGAAGGCTTGGCCGGCGAGCGCGCCGCGCATGAACCACAGGGGCAGGGGTCCACGGCGACGCGCCCTCTTCGCCACGGCGCTACGCCGCGCGGGCCATGGCGGTGGCGAGTTCGGTGGCTCGCTGGCCGAAGAGCTTGACCTGTCGTTCCGAAAATTTTCCGGTCAGGATCAGATCTCGATCTGTGCAGCCCTCGCCGATCGAGCGCATCGTCTCGGCCATGCGCTCAATGGTGTTTCTGGTTTGAATTCCGCCGTTCGGTTGCATCCTTCGTCTCCGGGTTCGAGGAAAAGACCTCCGGTGGCGAACTGCTTTTCCGCGCCACTCCACAAGGGAGGAATGAACGGAAGCATAAGGCGGAAACAATTCCGCTGTCAACTATGAAGGCGGAAAGATTTCCGCTGAATCAGACATGTAGCGCGCGGAAACGAAAAAGCCCGGCAAAATTGCCGGGCTCTTTGCTGGGACTGATTCGGTCATTAATGACTAGATTCCGAATAGCTCATTCATGGTCAAAACCTTGTGATAGGAGATGATCGCTTCGTTTTTGATCTCGATCTCGGCTGGCGGGTTGTGTTTGCGAATGATGAGGGCCTCGCCGGTTCGCCGGACGTAAAGGCCAATCGTGGCCTCTACAGTTCCGTCGGGCTCCTCGTCGCCAATGCGGCACTGAACCACTACAGCGTCGCCGGACCGCGCCGGTTTGTGGGGGTGGACATACACCAAATCCCCCTGCCAATACTGCGGCTCCATCGAGCTGCCTTCAACGTACAGGGAGTAGATGTCCTTCGTGCCCATCAGCGCAGGCGGCCGCCGCACGTAATCAATCGCGTCACTGGTCAGTTGAAAGGCTCCTCTATGGTGTGACCCGGCAGCTGTGCCGAGGACGGGCACATCTTTCGGCATTGCAGAGTTAGTGGGCAATTCGATATTGGCAACCCGCACCTCCTGTTGAGGTTGCACGGGCTGAGATGGTCCGCTGTCCTGGCCAGTGAGTAGCCATTGCTCGGAAACTTCAAGTGCAGGAGCTAACGCCGAGAGAGTTTTCCCAGTGGGAAGTTGGTCTCTGTTTGCGAGCAGCTTGCGCAGGGTGTCTTTCGAAAGACCCGCTTTCATGGATGCTGCCTGCGGGCTCAAATCCATAATTCTCAAGCGTTCTTTTATGCGGTCGTGAATTGTTTCCGTCATGTGCGGAATTCTATCCGTGCTAATGGTGACTTGTAAGGGGAAAAATTTCTGTTGACTAGGCGGAAATGTTTCCGCATTTTCCGTTCCTATGACGCTTCGAGAACAACTCATCCTAGTCTCCGACGAGTTCGGTCGCGCCCGGGGGATCGGCAGGCAGCGCGTTTCGACGATCGTGCTTAACCGTGGCTCAACACTCGATTTACTCGCGCAAGGCCGCAGCGATCTGAACACCGGCACGTTTGAGCGCGCGATGATTTGGTTTTCCGAAAACTGGCCGGAAGGGGCTGAATGGCCCGCCGGCGTGCCGCGCCCTGTCTTTCAGACGGAGGCGGCCGAATGAATTTTCCCCAGCAAGGTACCGGTTACCTCCTCCCGACTGGCGACCTTGCCACTTGGCAGGGACGCGCCCGATTTCGGCGCGTCCCTGTCTCTGTTTTTCCCTCTGCCTATCCATGTGGCCCTCCGTGATCTGATGGGCTGACCCTACGCCGCCGGCGCGCGGCCTTCACGGAATCCTTTCGGTTGATTTTTTCCTTGACCCAAACTCAGAGGTGTTTTCGTGCGTGCAATTTCTGACGAACATGCATCCATCATCAAGGCCGCAACGGCTGCGGCTTACGAGGCGCTCGGCGGGGTGAGCCGGGCAGCCGAGGCGCTCGGAGTCGCTTCCTCGACGCTCACCAAATACGCCTCCATGGGCGAGGAATGGCGCGACAGCTTCATCCGCCTCGATCTTGCCGTCGAGCTAGACCGGCGATGCGATCACCCGTTCTTGCTTACCGCCATGTCGCGGATAGTGAAGGACGAACACGTCTCCAGCTTCGGAGTGGTCACCGCCAGCGCAGTCCTGCGCCTCGACGGCGTCCTCGACGATGTCGTACGTGCGGTCGCTGCGGCGCTCGAAGATGACGATCACATCGACGCTGCGGAACGACAAGCTATCCGCAACCGCATCGTTGCGGCTCAACAATATCTGGCCCGCCTCGACGCCATGATGATGGCGGGTGCCCGCTGATGCATGGCAAACCCAAGAACTCGACCATGACGGTAACGGCCATCTGCGCGCTGTTGCCGGACGACCCGGAAGCAGCCGTCAGCGTTGTCACAGTTGCCTGCGCTGCTGCCGCCATCACGGCCGGGCTCGACGACGAGGCAACGGTACGCGGCCTGCGCGCGGCGCTCATATCCATGCGGGAAAACGGGTTCGGCGACATTGGTCGGAAGGGGGTGCACTGATGGAGCGCCGCACCCTTTCCCCCGCGTGCTGGACTGCCAGTGGGCCGGTCGGGACGCGCTGCATTGCATTGTTGCGGCGGGTGCGGGCGAGCGGCGACGCATACATGCTCATCCGCAACGTCGACCGTGATGCCGTGGTTAAGGCGCTTGCCGCCGGCTTCGTCGCCTGGGTCGGCCGCAGCCGCGAGGTCGTTCGGCTGACGGCGAGGGGCGCGGAATATCTCGATCGCCTGGCGAGGGTGGAATGAGGTTTTCTGCCCCGTCCTTAAGCTCCTCCGTGCCGTCGTCGCTAGCGGGGGCCCCGCCGCTCTCCCGCCAGGTCCTCGTTGAGCGCGTCCTGACGCTCTGGCTTCAGGAGAACCGCGACACGCACTCGATCGCCGCCGAACTTGGCATCGACGAAGACGAGGTCTGCAAGATCATCGAAAAATCGGAAGGAAGAAGGCCGTGAGCGATCAGCTTCCGAAGCTTGGACCGAAGGCGCGCGTGATCGTCGACGCAATGTTGCGGGAAGGCATCTATCGGGCATCGAAAGAGTCCGAAATCACCGTTTGCCGCAATCTGAACAGCCGTCAGCTCCTCTCTCGCGACAAGAGAGATGGCGCGGTCTGGTATCCGACGGCAAAGCTTTGCGAGCTGGCCGGCGTGACGCTGTCGGAAATCGGGCAGGGGCGCGAGGGCGGACCCGGCGCGCCGGATTCTCGGGTTCAGCCCGAGCAGGGCGCCGATCGCCTCCCGGCGCCGGCCGAGATCGAGCCTTCGCCGACGGCTGACCTGCCGCCGCTGACGCGCCTGCTGCATCATCCGCTCGCCGCCCTTTTCCCCATGCTGCCCGACGACGAGCTGCGCCGCCTCGCGGGCGATATCGAGGCGAACGGGCAGCAGGAACCGGTCTGGCTGCTCGACGGCAAGATCCTCGACGGGCGGAACCGCGAGGCGGCTTGCCATCTGGCCGGGATCGACGCCTGGACGAAGGAATACGAGGGCAAGGACCCGCTCGGCTTCGTGCTCTCGCTCAACCTGCATCGCCGGCACCTGACGGAAAGCCAGCGCGCCATGGTGGCGGCGCGGATTGTCGATTGGGAACGCGGCATCAACCAGAGCACAGCCGGGGATGCAAATTTGCACGCCCGCGAGGCAGGGCGCCGGCTTTCGATTTCCGAGCGCGCGGTCAAGGCAGCAAAGCGGGTGCGCGACCACGGTGTCGAGGCTCTTTCCGATGCCATCCGCGACGGGCGGATCTCCGTCCATGCCGGCGAGGCTCTGAGCCACCTGGAGCGGGCGGCGCAGGAAGAGGCGCTGCGGCTCGAGGAGAAGGAGATTATCCAGCGCGCCAAGGAAATCCGCCAGAAGCGGCAGGAGATCCGTCATGCCGTGCGGCTGACGCATATGGCGCATGTGGCAGAGGCCGGCTCGTCGACTGCAGGCAAGGTTGGTCAGAAGTTCCCGGTTATCTATGCCGATCCGCCGTGGCAGTTCGGGGTGCGCTCGGAAGTGACGGGGCGCGAGAAGAGCGCCGAGAACCACTATCCGACCATGCCGACGGATGCGATCTGCGCCCTCTTCGACGAGATCGGCGCACCGGCCAAGGACGACTCCGTGCTTTTCCTTTGGGCCACGAACCCGATGCTACCAGATGCATTCAGCATCATGGCGGCATGGGGTTTCACCTATGTGCACCATTGGATCTGGGACAAGGAAGTGGCCGGAACCGGCTATTGGGGCCGCGATCGGCACGAGCTGCTGCTGATCGGCAGGCGCGGCGACCCGGTTTCGCCGCTTCCCGGCTCGCAGCCGGAGACGGTCTATCGCGAGCGGAAGGGCAGGCATAGCGCCAAGCCGGATTACTTCGCGGAGCAGATCGAGCGGCTCTATCCCGCCATGCCGCGCCTCGAAATGTTCTGCCGCAGCCCGCGCCCGGGCTGGACGGCATGGGGGTTTGAAGCCGCGACAGAGGAGGCGGCTGAATGACTTCCATGCTTCCCATCATCGAGGAACTCGCCGATGCGCCGGACCATATGGCGCGGGCGCGGTGGCTGCTCGAAGTCCCGCTCGCGGTGATCATCCGCGACCAGGTGACCATCCACCGGCTGCTCTCTGCGGCCGGTTTTCACGAGGGCCTTGCCTACTTCGCAGCCGAGATCGCGGCGCTTTCGGCGACGCGCGGCCGGGACGGGCTCGCGCCGAACACAATCCGCATGACGCGGGAACACGCCCGCATTGGAGTTCAGATCATTGCGCGCGGTGGCGCGGAAAAGGGGGCGGTTCTATGATGAAACTAGTACGCGACAGCAATGCCAATTTCCTTGGCGGCTTCAACAAACGCCCGGCGCGCCAGGTAAGAGGGGGATTGGCCAATCAAAACGTCGGCGCACGTCTGCACGGCAAATGTGTACGCCAACCCTTTTACTGCCGGCCATCGCTCACCCAACAGTGTGGCGGCGCTTCGCGTCGTCGCGACACTTTCGATAAAGCCTGTGTCCGGCAAACGGACGAGCACTGCTTCACTCCACGGACCGACATTCATGGCGAGCCTCAATTGCGCGATGCTGCCCAAACGTTCCGTCAGTTGAATGGTTCCGGCAGAGAGCTTGCGAGCACACCGTTGGCCCAAAAGGCGGCTTCATGGAGCGTGGAATGAGCCAGGAAGCCACAATCCGACGCGGTGTGCGCAATGCACGCTATGCGGCAATACCGAACCATGTCTTTGAGGATGCGCGGCTGTCGATGGAAGCAAGGTGGCTCTTGAGCTACCTGCTCTCCAAGCCAGACAACTGGACCGTCGTCATCGGCGATATCATCAAAAAGGGCAATTGCGGGCGCGACAAGGCTCGCAAGATGATCGCCGAGTTGGTCGACATTGGTTATGCAGAGCGCGAACAGCAGCGCGAGGACGGCAAATTCGGAGCTTCAGTGCTCGTGATCTTCGACGAGCCGCGCTGCGCCACGGCCGCTGAAAACGCTGCCGAAGCGTCTGGTGTTGCAATTCTACCGCAGACGGATTTACCGGCGACGGCATTACCGGCGCCGGTTTCGCCGGCGCCGGTAAAATCGGCACATAGTAATAACTCAGATTCAGCAAATACTGATTATCAGAATCTGAGAGAGGGCGGGCGCGATGCTCCGGAAGATGGGCCGGAGCCGGAAGATCCGAGGAAGATCGACGCCGCCTTCTGGGCGCTGGTGAAGGATTGGCCCGGCTTCGCCGGCATGCCGAAAGAGCCGGCGAAGCGGTCGTGGCTCGCGCTGACGGCTGACGAGCGCCGGGAAGCGGCCGAGCGGTTCCCCCGTTGGCTGCAGCTGCTGAAGGCGCAGAAGAAATCCCACACCCCGGCACCATCGACCTACTTCGGCGAAAAGCTGTGGATGGATGTTCCTGCGCAGGATGAGGCGGCGAAACCTGCGAACGCCATGGCTGCGCCGTTCGGCAAGCTCTGGTCGGCGACGCGGTTCGCCGAGCTGCTGCTGCCGCCGTCTGGGATCGTCGCTCCTCCGACGAAGTTCGAACAGATGCAGATCGACGCCGGGCAGGTGTCCCTTGCTGACGTGATGGCCGAGAAGCGCATGCGCGCCGGATGGCCGTCGGTGAACAGCATGCAGGAGCGGGCACGCTCGGCGCAGGGCTCGATGTGCCCGCTGGCGCTGGAAGAGGCGGGGCAGGGCTTCCAGGCGGTGAGGCGTGACGGCGAGCTGCTCGCCGCGTGGCAGCGTGAGCACAAGCGGCGCGGCTGGCCCTTTCCGGAAGGGCGCTTGCCTGAGTGGGTCTATTTCCCGGCGATCGAGGGCGAGGGCGATCTCGATTTCCTCGTCGCCGAAGCGGTCGAGCGCTACCGCGAACGAATTTCCGACTATCTCGCGAACAGGAGCAAAGGCGACGATCATGCAGCGTAGCACGTTTACCGCAAGCCCGATTGCGCTGCAGGGCCATGATCGCTTCGCCGATCGGATGCGGAGAATCACCGAGGGCCTCCTCGACGAGGGCGCGCTCCTCACGGCGAATCTCCGAATCAGCGGCGGTAAAGCGCCGTGGTTTGCGCTTCGGGTCTGGACGGGCCGCGAGAAGACTGTGGAAAAAAGCCTCGATATCATGGGCGTACGGTCGCTCGTGCCGATGCGGAAAGGCCCCGATTTGCGCCGTCGCGGTCGCGTGATCGAGGGGCAGATGATGCCGGTTATCCATGGTTATGTTCTCGTGCAGATGATGGCGCTCTCCGAGTATCTCGCCGGATTGCTGGGCGTCGAGCATGTGATCGATGTGCTTGGCGGGTGCGATCGGCCCATGCGCCTGAGCGACAAGGAAGTCAGCAGATTCAACGGTCTGGCTAGCAAGGGTAACTTTGATTGGGAGCGCCCAGTTGACCTGGTGGTGAGGGCTGGAGAACCGGTCTTGATCACCGCAGGCCCGTTCTGCGATCGGAAGGCAACCGTGGTCACGCCAAGCAAGAAAGGGCGTGGCGACGTGGTGGTCTCGATCGACTTCATGGGCGGCGAAGTGCCGGTGACAGTGCCTCTTGCTTTGCTGAAGAAGTTGTGAGAGTCATCTTGCCATTGGATGAGCTGATGATCCTGAAGTGAGCCTCTGAGAGAACGCCTAGCAAGCGGGGAGAAAGCCCGAGGTCGGTACACCGGTCAGCCCCAGCCTTGACAGCCTCGAAGCCGAGGCAACCGATTCAGGGCAAGTGCGAAAGCTATGACCAGATGACAGGCGGCCGAGAGGTCGTCTTTCTCGTTTAAGGTTATGGGCAGGCTTTTCCGGAGCTTTTGATGATCGACGCTCAGATCAAAGTCGATCTCCGGCAGTTCAACCGTTCCTTGTCGGACATCGAGCGCAAGCAACTTCCCTATGCCATCATGCTCACGCTGAACGAGACGGCCAAGGGTGGTCGCCTCGAAGTCCAGCGAGAGATGGAGCGGGTCTTTGACCGGCCAACGCCTTACGCAAAGCGGGGCGTCGTCTATGACCGGGCATCGCGGCAGAACCTGAGGGCGGCGGTTGTCGTCACGGGTGACCGGACCAAGGGCGGCTTGCCTGCGACGGCATTCCTCGGTCCGCAGATCGAAGGTGGCATGCGCACCCATAAGGCCTTCGAGCGGCAGCTCGTCGATCGTGGCTTGATGCAGCGGAACCTGGTGGCCGTGCCAGCAAAGCGGGCGCCGCTCGATCGCTACGGCAACATGACGCAAGGATTTCTGAACCGCGTCATGGCCGACTTGCAGATCGACTATCGTGGAGCTGGTGCGACCCGCAGCCGCACATCATCCTCGCTCAAGCGGAACAAGAACTACAAGAACGCGCGGTTCTTCGTGCCGAAGCAGCCTTCGCACCTCTACCCCGGCGTTTACCAGCGAGATCCGGCAACGAACGCCATCCATCCGGTGATCCTGTTCGTGCCTCAGGTCTCGTATCGCGTCCGCCTTCGCCTGCGCGAAGTCGTCGAGCGCTACGTGGTCGCCAATGTTCACGATCATTTCGCCGTCGCCTTCCAGCGGGCGGTTCGGACGGCCCGATAGGCCCTCCGACGGTTCATGGGTCCTTCCTGGCATCCGCCCGCCTGCGGGTATTTGGCACGGCGGAGGTTGCCCAGTCTGGGCGATTTTTTGAAGCCTAAAGTCAGAGCCTAAACTAAAGAGCCGGGCTAAAGAACGAGCGTTCCTAAAGATGAGCCTTGCAGCTGACATCATGACGAAGAGCGCGTTTGCGGCTCATGTCGGCGTCAGTGCCGGGCGCATCTCGCAGTACATCGCCGAGCGGAAGATCTTCGGTGATGCGCTCGAAGGCGAGGGGCGGAACGCGAAGATCCGTGCATCGGTTGCGGTCGAGCAGCTGCGCAAGACCCTCGACCCGTCGCAGCGGTTCGGAGCGAACGGCACGGCGACGCGATCGCCGCCGGCACCATTAGCTTCCGAGCTGTCGTTCGACGTGCCGGAGAAGCCGAAGGCGCCTTTAAAGCCGACCGTCATCGTCGACCCGTTCATTGTCGAGGTCGCGGCCGAGAAGCTGAAACAGCAAAAGATCACCACCGCGCGCATGGAGCGCGAGGAAGCGCTCGAGCTCGGCCGCTACATGCTGACCGACGATGCGCGGCGAGAGATGGTCAAGGCCGTGGCCGAGGCGTTCAAGGTCATGGAGCAGGCCATCCCCGAGATGGCGAAGGCGATTGCCGCTCAGTTCTCGATGTCGACCCATGATGCGACCCATGTGCTGCTGAAGGCCTTCCGGGACCATCGGGCCAAGAAGGCGCGCGACTTCGCCGACGCAGCGGCCGAGTTGGACGAGCATGTCGAGGACGAGCAGCAATGACCGTGCTGTTCAATCCCGAGCGGCTCGCTCTCAGCGTGCTGGCCGAGATCTGCGAGCCGCCGCCGGCAGTCGATTATCTCGACTGGGCGAAGCGGAACATCGTGTTCTCGGAACGCATCACCGACCATCCGGGGCCGTACAACGAAGACCTGGTGCCGTTCTTCTCGGAGATCCTGCGGGCGTTGTCACCGGAAGATCCGTGCAACATCGTCAGCCTGGCGAAGTCGGCGCAGATCGGCGGCACCATCTGCGCCAACATCTTCACGCTCGGCTCGCTCGACATGGCGCCTGGCGATTTCCTCTATGTCCACCCGACCGAGGAGAACGCCGCGCGCTGGTCGAAGACGAAGCTGATGCCGCTGGTGCGCGAGATGCCCGCGGTCGCCAGGCTGTTCTCGCAGAACAGCCGCGATGCGAGCAACTCGGTGCTCTACAAGGAACGCATCGACGGGCGCGGCGCCATCCAGGCGGCCGGCGCCAACTCGCCGGCCGGCCTGTCGATGATCTCGCCGCGAAAGCAGGTCCAGGACGATCTTGCCAAGTGGCAAATGAACGAGGCTGGCGATCCGGAGGTGCAGGCGGACAGCCGCAGCAAGGCGTTCTTCAACGGCAAGATCTTCAAGATCTCGACGCCGATGGTTTCGCCGGGCTGCAAGATCACGTCGAACTATCAGGAAGGGACGCAGGAGACCTACCACGTCCCCTGTCCGCACTGCCAAGAGCTGCAGGAGCTGCGCTGGGAGAACATGCGGGATCACATCGATCCCGAGCATCCCGAGCAGGCGCATTTCGTCTGCATCCATTGCGGCTGCGAGATCCACGAGCACCATCGCGAATGGATGGTGAAGCCGGAAAACGGCGCAAAATGGGTCGCCAGGTATCCGGAGCGCGGCCGGCGCCATCGATCCTTCCGCATCTGGATGGCCTATTCGCCGTTTGAGCGCTGGGAGAACCTGGCGCGCGAGTGGCTGACGGTCCAGGCCGGCGGACCGGAAAACCGGGAAAAGGGATCTGGCGCCGAGCAGACGTTCTGGAACGATTGGCTCGGGCTTGCCTTCGAGGCGGACAACAAGGCGATCGATTGGGAGGTGCTCCGCGATCGCGCCGAGGAACACGGTTTCCAGCGCGGTGTCATCCCGGCCGAGGCGCTGGCGCTGGTGCTCGGCATGGACGTGCAGGGCGACCGTGTCGAGTGGCTGCTGGTCGGCTACGGCAGGAACCGGTACCGGGCCGTGATCGATCACGGCGTTGTCGACCATCGCGCCGGCAGCCACCTGGCCGACGCGAAGGAACATTCCGGCCATATCTCCGAGCCGGAGGTTCGCGCCGCCCTCGACCGGCTGCTGCAGCGCGAATGGCTCGACGATGCCGGCCGCAAGCGCACCGCCGACCGCGTCGCGATCGACGGCAACGCCTATACCGACGATGTCTGGAACTGGGTTCGCAAGCATCCGAAGTCGCGCGTCATCATGGTGCGCGGCGGCAACACGGAAGCCGCGCCGCCGATCGTGCAGACGAAAGAGTATGACCGGAAGGGCAAGCCGAAGAAGCAGAAGTGGTCATCCCGCTTCTTCACCTTCAACGCCTCGGCCTTCAAGATTCGGCTCTATCGGGACTACAAGAAAGACGATCCGGAGCAGGCGGGTTACATCCGTTTCGCCCGCGGATTCGGAGACGATTTCTACCAGCAGGCGACATCGGAAGCCCGCGTACCCGAGAAGACCCGGAGCGGTCATACCCGCTATGTCTGGAAGCTCGCCGAGGGCAAGCGCAACGAAATCATCGACATGCTCAATCAGAGCCTGGCCGGTGCCTATCGCTGGGGCGTGCCCTATTGGACCGATGAGGAATGGGACGCGATCGCCGATCGCCTCGGCCGGCTCGAAGCGCCGCAGCAGGGCGACCTCGAGGATCATCTGAACCAGATCGCCGTCAAGACCGAACCTGCCGCAGGCCAAAGCGCCGCGGCAGAACAGCAATCGCCGCTCGTCGCTGCCGCCCTCGCGCGCGCCGCCCGGGCAGCGCAGCGGAACCGCTAGGAAGATCCATATGGCACTGACCGAACAGGAACGCGCCGTGCTTCTGGCACGGCTCGACGAAGCACGTGAGGCCCTGCACCAGATGGAGATCGGTCGCGCCGAGGTCTCGCTCAGCTATAACGGCGAGAGCGTCACCTATGCCGCGGCCAACATCGGAGCGTTGCGCCAGTATGTCCGCGACCTCGAGGCGAAACTCGGCCTTCGCCGCTTCGCCCGGGCGCGCAGCCGTGGAGTAATCTTCGGATGAGCGGCGAAGTCACGATCCTGGGCCCCGATGCTAAGCCGCTTTCGCCAGCGATTCGTGCGGCTGCCCGCGTGCAGGTCGCGAAAAATCGGCTGATGGCGTCTTCGGCCTACCAGGGTGCATCCTACGATCACCCGTCCTTCGCCAAATGGCGGCCGGGCACATGGTCCGGTCAGTCGGCGCTGACCTGGTCGCGCTCCGAGCTCGTCGACCGGCTGAACGACGTGGCGCGGAATGACGGCTGGGGCGCCGCCGGCACCTCGCGCCTCGTCGACAACATCATCGGCTCGGGCTGGACGCTTGCGGCGCGGCCGAACCACGTCTCGCTCAACATGACGTTTGAGCAGGCGGAGGAGATCGCCGACAAGATCGAGGCCCTGTGGCGCGATTACACGCAGGACGTCGACAAATGGTGCGACGCCGAGCGGACGAAAACCATGGCCGGCGTTCTCGGCCTTGCTGCCCGTCAGCGGTTCGGTCCCGAGGGCGAGGCCTTCGGGGTCATCGTCTGGCAGGACAATGCGCCGCTGTTCCAGACGGCAATCCATGTCGTCGATCCGGCCCGGTGTTCGAATCCGAGCGGGCGCATGGACGAAGAATTCCTGCGCGACGGCGTTGCCATCGACGGTTACGGCGCACCAGTCGGCTACCACTTCCGCAAGTCGCATCCCGGCGAATTCTTCGCCGGCAATACCGGCCTTTGGCACTGGGAGTATGTCGAGCGGGAGACCGAATGGGGGCGCCCGATCGTCGTGCACGCCTACGAGCAGAAGCGCGCCGGCATGACGCGCGGCGTTTCCGACTGGGCTCCGGTCATGCGGTCGATCAAGCAGTCGACCGATTACGAGGACTATGAAAGCCAGGCGGCAATGCTGAACGCCGTCATGGCTGCCTTCATCGAAACGCCCTTCGATCCGGAGGAGATGCTCGAGGCGATGGGCGCGGATTACGGCAATGACGGTATCGCCAAGCTCTTCGGCGAAATGTCGGCCGCGCAGAAGGCCTATTACGGCGCCGCACCGATCGACTTGCCCGGCGTTCGCATCAACACGCTGCAGCCCGGCGAAAAGGCGACGCTGACCAAGCCGGAGCACCCGAACGCCAATTTCGAGGCCTTCGTCAATGCGGCGCTGCGCAAGGTCGCGAGCGCGATCGGCGTCACCTACGAGCAGCTCACCATGGACTGGAGCCAGGTGAACTATTCGTCGGCACGCGCGGCACTTCTGGAAATCTGGCGCGGCTTCACCGCCAAGAAGGGCGGCTTCGCCTCGCAGTTCATGGCACCGATCTATCGGGCATGGCTCGAGGAGGTGTTCGACAAGGGCCTGATCGAGCTCCCGGCGGGCGCCGTTCCCTTCGAACAGAACCCGGCCGCATGGTGCCATGCGGACTGGATCGGTCCCGGCCGAGGCTGGATCGACCCGCTGCGCGAGGCGCAGGCCGCCAGCGAGCGGCTGGCCGGTAATCTCACCACCCTCCAGCAGGAAGCGGCCGAGCAGGGGCGGGACTGGAAGATGGATGCGCAGCAGCGCGCCCGGGAACGGGCGTTCTACGAACGGCTCGGGCTCGATCCAGATCCTGGCAAGCCCGAAGCCAGATCGCAGGCGAGTGCCGCTCCGCCAGCCGAGCCCGGCGACGAGGCCGAGGAAGAGGTCAACGGACGGACCTCGGCGCGGCGCCATCCTGCCGGCATCCCGAGGATTGCCAGAAGGAAAACGGCATGAGGAACTATCCCGAAATCGCCAGTCGGATGTTCGGCACGCCGCTGATGCTGCATCCGTCGAAGGGCGACATCATTGCGCGGGCTTTCGGTCCGCGCGTGCTCGGCAGCCCGGACGCTCCAGCGCACGTCGCCGGCGGCGAAGAGATGGGGCTCCTTGGCGATAAGCTCCGCAATGCGACCGACTGGGACGGAGAGCGCATCTATCCTGGTCCGGATCTTGTCGCGTCCGACATCGCCCTGATCGAGATCGAGGGATCGCTCGTCAACAAGGGCAAGTGGATCGGCAAGTCCTGCGGCATGACCAGCTACGAAGCGATCGGAGTGCAGGTCCGGGATTGCATCGAGCGCGACGATATCAAGGCCGTCGTGTTCGAAGTCGACAGCTATGGCGGCGAGGTGACCGGCGCCTTCGATTGCGCCGAGCAGATCTTCGAGCTTTCGCAGTTGAAACCCACCATCGCCGTCCTCACGGATCATGCCTGCTCGGCCGGTTATCTGCTGGCGTCGCCCTGTCGGCAGCTGGTCATACCGCAGACCGGTGTCTGCGGCTCGATCGGCGTCATCTCGATGCATGTCGATATGAGCGCCTGGCTC